TATCGGTTAATTTTGGAAACTTATCTTTATCCTGTAACCTGGTTCTGAAATTCATTACCGATTGAGTTTGGTTTTTAGTTAATCCTACCAACGGACGAACCTCGCGTGCGATCTTATCCATCGATTTACCTTCTTTAACGCCGGCACTTATAAAAGTACGGATTCCTTTTTTAGTTTCATTCGTTACCTGTCTAACCAAATCAGCGGTAAACTTTTCGGCAGCACGGACTGAAACTACATTCAGCACATCAAAGGAACCCTTTGCCTGCAATAGGTTATATGACTGTTCGCCGCCATTTGACATAACAGTTAATGTCGCCGGCTTGATTATATCTTTGCCTTTATCCTGTATGAATTCCCAGTCGGTAAGCGTGCTGGTTATATCCTTTTGAAATTTAGTCCTCAAATCAGACTGTATCTGCTTGATTGCATAACTAAACCATTCCCTTACGGCAGATTCAAATATAGGCTCCATCCGCCGCCTATGCCAATCCAGCTTAGCATGGATTTTATTTCTAAATTGTGTTTTAATTATCGTTATCATCGTCTGTTATCTCTGATTTACTCAGTGGCTCTTCAGGTTCGCCAATTTCTATAAGGCTACTCATCATATAAAACTTGTCACCGTCCTGATACGGTTTACGTCCTAATATGTTTCTCGATTCGTTTGGTGTCATTGTTCCGCGTTCTATCTGGAATCCGTGTTGCTTTATCAATACGTCAATATCACGCGTGTCAATATTTGTAAACTTAAATTCGTAAATTCCTGAATTTAATAGATTGTCGTTTATAATATCCTCCATGTCCGTCTGTAATGGCTCGACCACGCTTTGGATATATATCTTTGTAGCCTCTTCAGCTACGTTGCCGCCAAGTTTACCAACAATCCTTACGCCGATTCGCTCAGCCGGCATCGAGAATGCAATCATTATGTCTTCACGTGAGGTTTGGCCGTAGACTTTGAAGCTACCATCTTTAACCTCGACGCTTAATTTTTCATATTCAAAATCACAACCCTCTGGCTGGGTAAGAACTAATGTTTTATGTGCATTAGAATTTCCCTTTGCCTCTTTGTTTAAGAACTGGGCTATTTTTTTATCCGCTCCCTCTTCCCAATCGCCTTTCAAAGTAATTAGTCCGGCAGGTATCCCATAATTCTCGAAAAATGCAAGGTTGTAATCTCTAAGCCCTATCATACCAACAATATCACCGATAGCAGAAATTGCATTGGTTACACCATAGTAGTTTGATTTAGGATAAAAGTTTTTATAGAATATTAACTCATGAGCTTTATTTTCAGGAATAACTCCTTCCGGCTTTCCGGTTTCAGAGTTTATATCCTCTTCCATTCCGAATTTTTTGAACCATACTTTTTTATTGTTGCGTATTTGTGCATATTTTTCGTTTGATTCGTGAACCCTTAGAGTGTGTGCAGGTAGGTAATAAACATTAGATACTTCGCCTGCGTTATTCCTCACAACTTCTAACCCAAAATAACCAATCGACCCCCAGTCGATCAATGCCTGCTTTATAATATTTCTAAACGATTCTTCTTTACCTGATGTCTTCAAAAACTCATTCAATCGCTCTTTTTCTTTTTCGTTATCTTTTTGGTTTTCTCTTAATTGTAAATTCCAACCTAAACCGGCAACATCAATAGCCAACTGGTTTACACAACTCCAAAATATAGGATTCGATTCGTGTAATGTCAATAACACTTCTGGCGGATATGGAGGATTGATTAGGCTGTTATCGGTAACCCATTTATTTTTTTCTTTGAGCTGCTTAGAATCCTCTGCCTCGGATTCCTGTAACTTAGAATACGGAAATACACCTTCTGAGGTATGAACATACACTTTGCCTTTTTTTTGTTCGTCAGTCATTATTTATTTTTCCAGTCCCATTACAAAATTGACAATCGGCTATAATTGAGGCCCTACCATCGTTATGTTTACCAGAACCATTACAGTGTTTGCAATCTCCAGCATTTATTACTACCGGCCCCAGATGGGAAACAAAGTCGATGTCAAGTATCCGCTCGTCAGCAAAAGTCTCATAATATAACATCACACAATTGTCGTACGGTATATCTATCACCACCCGGCGGGTATTGTCAGGGATAATCCCAGCCTTTGTTAAGCTATCAATCAAACCTTTATGGCTTCCTGTTATCGCTTGTGTTGTCATATCAATCCCTTTCTATTCGTAGCTTGAGTAATAAGAGCCTTCATCTTTGCACGATTGCATATAGCCTTCCATGTATGCCAGCTCTAATTCTCTGGCAAATTCAGGGGACGGAGTGTTTCTTTTTCCACACAGCCATTTGTTAAATCCGCCACGGATGCTATTAGCGTTCGTATTCATATCGACACTCTTTTCCTTTGGCTTACATACCGCCGCTGGAATTCCTACATCAGCCATATCTATCCTTTCCTATTCAGGTATCACCGGTAACCTATTAAGCTGCATAAACTTTCCCTTTTTTTCCTGGTCTATCCGTCGAGTAAATTATATAACGCAGGCTGTCAATAGTATGATCGTTTTTCTTTACGGGCACATCCTGTGGATTCCTGGAACTTGAACCTGTCGGGTAATGATAACCGGCCATTTCTCTACATGTATTCTTGCAGGTGTTAAATATAAACAAACTAGGCTTACCATTTGCCTTAACTTTTAGCTTGCTTTGCACAACCTCTATCCCTTTTGATATTTCTTTACGAGCCTTCCTATTATGTATCCCGGCTTTGCGTAACTCTTCCCTATCTTCTGCATTTTCAGGATCGGCCCAGGAATCAATATATTTGTCGCCGTTACTTAATCGCTTTACCGTCTCAATATGCTCCTGTATTCCTGTTTGTGCTTTGTAATATTCTTGATGTATATACCAGTTTTCGTCGCTATCTTTAGCGGCCCATAAACACACAAACGGATTTGTAAAACCAAAATCAAAGCCGCGATACCGCCGCCAGTCATTAGGTATCTTGAACGGTTTAATAACATGAGTGTTCCGGTTAAATGTTTTATAAACAGCACCGTAAAATGAGGCGAATCGGCCCTCGATCCGTGTCGATTGAACTTCGACCGGCCAATCTGCAATCATTTGGTCAATCCGCTCATCGTTTATATATCCACCTCTGCTTTTCCGGTTAGAATTTAAGTTAGCATAAAATACATCATCAGTCTTAGGCAAATCCTCAATCCTCTCCTCTAGTGACGGCTGAGGCTTAATAGGTGTCATACTCCATGAAAGTTTACCGTTATTAACCATAAGTCGAGCTTGTATCTCGGTTAATATCCCTTCGAAATCATGGTGGCATTGCTCGTCACAACGGCACGAATTGATAGACCTGGCTTGGAATTGCTCACGGCCTTGATTGAAAGCCTTGAACTCTATCACGTGTCCGTTTTTTAGAAACAATTTACGAGGCACTTTATCTTGACCATAAGTTAAATCAGATATATGATGCGGCAAGATAAACTTTTTGAGGTATGACTCCCATAAAATATCCCTAACCTGCTCCCAACTTTCGATACAGGCCCAGTGTAACCCTGGCTTTGGGTCTGGGTATGATGGATGGATATTTAACACCTGCATAGCAAGGTCTATCATATTAGTATATGATTTAGATGCCTGATTTCCACCAAACATCCAACGAATATCAGCGGTCGACATATGGAACGCTCGATGGTCATCGTCCAGCGGCTCATAGCGAGCTAATGGTTCTCCCAGCCATTTTATTTGTGAAATCGTAAGCATTTTAATTTATTACTCTTGCTCTAACCTACCTAAAACATTATTTGTGCTTGTTATATCAGAGCCGCCAGTATTTTTCATTGTCTTACTCATCAATACGGTTTCGGTTCCTTCATCTTTATGATCAACAACCCAGGGTGTTTCGGTTGTGTCAATTACTTTGTCCGCTCTTTGTAGTTTCGCTCTGGCTTCGTCACTATCAGTAGCAGCATCAAACGTAGAGCCGTCTGCCGTATCAGACGCCATTTTATTTAACATACCTGCTATTGTTGCCGAGCCGCTATCCATTGCTACTATCTGGCCCGACGTGACAGAGCCGATAAGAGCCTCTGCGTTTGTCGCTGTTGTCACTGTTGTTATCGTTCCAGTAATATCAGCAGTTAATCCAGCAGGCATCGCAACTGCCCCTGTCAAAGTTGTTGTTGTATCAATCAATAAACTATTAGCAGATAAAGCACCAACAATATCCATGCCGGCATCGATAACAACACTCCCTGCATCTAACTGGCCGGTAATTGATAATGACGCAAGGGTACTAGCTCCAGTAATCGCTAATGTACTACTCAACGCTACCGCCCCGGTAAGCGTAGTAGTACCAGTATTTTCTATTGAGTTAACTTTGATCCCAGTCCCGCCAGTGCCGTCAAGTATAGCTTCTAAGTTATTCGCAGCTGCTTCATCACCTGAGATTTTTATAGCATCTGATTCATCAGTTGTTATTACTACTGTAGTACCATTTGAATTATCTGTTATATCACCGACTGGACCGTTAATTGTAAGCGTACCAGATGTACAAGAACTGGTTATTGTTAATGAAGATCCACGAGCCATACTAATCGAAGCCGTTCCACCATCCATGCCAGCCACTGTGAGCGAACCTTTTATGTTCATAATGCCGCACACTGCTGGAGCGTTAAGAGTAAGTGTACAGGCCGAAAGTGCACCGCATACAAGGTCGCGACATTTGAATATTCCGCCATCCAGAACTGAGCAAGCACCATTTATGCTTCCATTGAACGCAAGCCCATGAATGTTTGTATGTGCATAGAGATGGCATAAATCATAGAATGTAACATTTGCTATACCTGTAGCATTCGCTCCAATACCTGTGACTGTAAGCTTTTCAATTGTTGAATGTTCAACACTTTGGGAATTGATATCGAGTAAATCAGCTACATCGATATGGCCATCTCCAACTAAACTGTAATGTTCCATTGCCGCTGCAAGATCGAAATCGCCGTGAAGATGAATCCTATTAAGGTTATTCGCGTCCGCAATAGTCTTAGCGTTAGCAATCGTATCAGTTGGATAGGTGCTTGTTCCATAGGGCCAGGTAGTCGAGTTAGTTCCTCCGTCATCACACCACACCCTTCCGCCGTTAAACATAAAACGAGTGGCCATAGCAGTATCACCAGCTAATGACGTAACATTGACATCTGGTATTGCATTGCCGTCATTGTACGTCAATTGGAAATCAACTGACTTTGATAAAATTGTTGCACTTGCAGCGTCTTCTATTATTATAGAAGCCGAAGTGGCTCCAGCAGCAAAAATATCATCATGTAAATCTAAGCGATAATATCCATAACCAATCTCATACATCCCGTTTGCTGTATGTGCTACAACTAAAGATGTTAAGTCAGTTATATCGGCTTTAGATGATAAGGTCACATCTTCGTCAGTCTCAACTCTTATAAACCAAATATCCAAGTCAGTAACTGTCACGCCGGTAATAGGAGAGCCGGTAAGTGCATCGTATAACCTAACTTGAATGGTTACATCTGTTGAGCCTAACTGTTTTGATATAGTACCTTTCATAACTTATCCTTATTCCTCACGTAAAGGGAGGTTTATTCGGTTCCAACTTCCTGGCGTAGTGTAGCCGCCAGTTAATGTTGGCTTCCCTTTATTCCATAATGGTGAGCTTGGTAATAATCTAAAATCATTATTCGCAGCATCAGCAAACATCGGATCAACGGATAGATTATTGTTACCAACTGGTATTGCCGCCGACTTCTGAGTATCATAAAAACCATTCGCAACCGTCAATTCACCGTCCACCGCCCAAACACAGTTATTATCACAATAAACAACAGCGCCAACATTACCGGCATGAATCTCTATGGCGTAATCAGTGGCTCCAACAGCGGGCATTAGTATATTATTTTGAACGTACGCCGTGGCTACTCTATTATTCATTGAGATACAGGCATCAGTCTGATTATAACATGTACAATTGACAACACTAACCCCACCTTCTGACGGCTGGATCGCTCTTGCTCCATCAATTATAATTGTGTTGTAGATTGAATCGCCTTTGGCGGGGAAAAAAACCGTCTGATCGATCCCGATCATATCAATTAAACTATTACTGATATAATTTCCGCCAGTATCGCTATCGTTAAATCTTACTCTGGCTCCGGTAATGATGCAATTTTCTACCACAGAATCGGCAAACTTTCCCCTGATTGCATAGATATAATCAACACCAGAAGCCAATGTCATTTTGCAGGTATCCCAAACCCATCCTAAAGGATTAATTCCAGCGGCCATTGCCTTAAAAGCATATCTCCCACCTTTAATACCATCTATATCGAGGTATCGCCAAACTAAATGATGGCGGCCAGCAGCGACCGTCACAAAATCATCATCAGTATTTTCGAAATCGAACGTCGTATAAGAACCGTCATAGGTTTCGCCCGGTCTCATGTCTCCAGTTGTTACGGCGTATGCTTCGATAATGATAGGAGAATTTGTAGAAATAACCCCAAAAGTACCATCAACGTCTAATCCAGCCCCGCCATTTCCCCATCCAGTCGAGGCGGCGGTATATATGGTTTTAGTTGCTTCGTCTTTGTCTCCCCATTTAACCCATATCGTATTGCCAGCCACAACATTGTCGAGAGCA